TATATCGGCGGGGGAAGCAGCATTTGAATTTAGAAATAAATTTGAAAGACCTGAACCGGGTGCGTATTCTGGAATTGGTTTTGCTGCTGACAGATGGAATTTTGCACATAAAAATATTGATTTAGACATAAATCATTCAGGCACCAATTTAACTATTAATAATTATGGTTCAATGGATCAAAATACTATAGCTGGGGCTAGAAGTATTCTTGATAATGATCAAAAGATGTTGGAGTTGCGTTTAAGAGCAGCCGTTAGTGCTGATACAGTCAGATAAAATGTCATTTGGTGATATTGCATACAGCGCAAATGTACTTTCTACAGTAGCCAGTCAAACAGGCTTTAGCAATGTTTTTAGTGGGTTAGCTCTTTTTTCTACTAGAAACATTGGTGGATTTGTTGCGGATTGCACCATTTCAGAAAGAACTAGGGATGAAATGGTAATTAGTCAGCATCCCGTGGAAATTGGTAGTGTAATTAGTGATAACGCATACAAACTGCCTATTTCACTCGTCATCACGGCAGGATGGTCTAATTCTACTCTAAATATTAATTCAGCCATGTTCCTTGGGAATGCTGCTTTAAATGTTTTGAATGGCGGAGGTTTTTCTTTTGGAGATTTCAACTATATTAAGCAGGTATATAAAAATTTTCTGACTATGCAACAAAATGCTATCCCGTTTAGCGTTACAACCGGAAAGCGTCAATTCAACAATATGTTAATAAAATATATCCAAGAAATGACTGATGAAAAAAGTGAAAATTGCTTGATATTGGAAATTGGTTTACAAGAAATAATAATGGTTTATTCCCAAACAGTTTCCAACCCAGCGGGAACCAATTCACCTAACAGCCAATCTTTACCCCAAAGTACCGGCGCAACACAACAAATGGGCCAGCAAAGTACTAGTATTTCGCAGCAATTTAACCCAAATTATATGACACAATCCGGTATTTCATCACAAGCCTTGTATGCTGGTGTACCTAGTTCGTTACCATAATGGCAGTAATAAATATACCATTAACAAATCAAAATCAAACTATACAAGTAACGTTACTTAACGTTACTTATACTATGACGTTACTTTGGAATCAATATGCTAATTGTTGGATGCTTGACATTAATGACGTTAATAATAATCCAATACTTAATAGTATTCCGCTATTAGCTGGGAGAGACTTATTAAAACAGTTTTTCTATTTAAATATCGGTGGCTCATTGATTACTTATAATACCTCTAATCCAATGCACCCTCCTGGTTATTTAGATTTAGGTGTTTCCAGCTTTTTATATTACATCCCATATGTCTAACTTTCTATCTACTTCAAATAGCCCCTGGCAAACTAACACCATTTCTTCCAATGCACAGTATGGGAGAAAGACAGGGCTTATTGTAGGTAGTGGAAACTCAGCTTTAGATTTATCTAAGTTGGAAATAGAATTTAGAACTACACAAGCAGATTTCAATGCGCCATCTACAGCATTAATTCGTATTTTTAACCCTTCTCCAAACACGATTAATAAAATTCAAAAAGAGTTTACTGCGGTTGCCTTGCAAGCTGGCTACGTGAATGGACCCTTCGGTGTAATATTTAATGGTCAGATACTTCAAACAAAAACTGGTAAATTAGATAATGTAACTAGATTTCTTGATATGATGTGTGCTGATGGTAGTTTGTATCACAATTTTGGATTTGTAAATTCTACTGTAGCAGCAAACGCCTCTAATCAAGACCAACTTAATGCAACTAAACAAGCTTTAAGTAACGCAAATGTCACGGTAGACCCTAATGCAAATACAACCATTAGTCAAACTGGAGGTATTTTACCTAGAGGAAAAGTTTTGTACGGGTTAGGATCATTATACAACGATCAATTAGCAGATAAGACAGGTAGTTCCTGGTACATTGAAGATGGAAAACTTAACTTTGTACCGTTAAATGGTTATAAACCAGGAGAAGCAGTAGTAATTAATTCCACAACTGGAATGATTGGTGTGCCAGAAACTACAGAACAAGGCATTATGGTAAGATGTTTGCTTAATCCTAAACTAAAACTTGCGATGAAAGTCCAATTAAATAATAATGAAATCACAACTACAACTGTAAAACAACTAGGTGGTTATCCAACCTATACATCTATTCCTTTGTATGCAACTTTAAATCCTAGTGGTATTTACAGATTAATTGTAAAAGAACACATGGGCCAAAGCAGAGGCAATGCATTTTACAGTAATTTGATATGTCTAAATATTGACGCATCTAGCAATCAAGTCCAAACTTATGGATAGAAGAGAAAGATTTACCGATCAACTAAGTTATATAAAAGCTTTGATCAACCAAGCGCTAATAAACACTTGGGTTGCACTTCCTGGTATTCTTCAATCATTTAACCATTCGGACGGATCGGCTGCTGTTCAAATCGCAATAATGAGCCAATATAGAGATAAAAATAACAATTGGCAAAACGCAAGCCCAGCACCTATTATTCCTAAGGCTTTAGTATTGTTTCCTGGCAATAATGCTTTTTCGTTTACTTTTCCATTAAAATCAGGGGACGAGGGTTTGCTTGTCTTTTGTGACCGCTGCATTGATAGCTGGTGGCAGTCATCCGGCGTTCAAGCTCAGTTAGACATTAGGAACCACGATTTAACTGATGGGATTTTTATTCCAGGTTTAAAATCAGTTCCAAACGTTCCTACAAATATAAACACTACTTCCGCAGAATTACGTTCAAATACTGGTAATACAAAAATTACGTTCGATGATACTAATGGCGTTGTAATAACCACAGCAAACCAAGTTAAAATTAACGGTAATTTACAAGTTACTGGCTCAATTATTAGTGGGTATGGTGGAACTGACCAAGTTGGAGTGCAAACCCATACCCACACTGCAAACAATACTCCGCCAACGGCAAATACATGAGAGTAAGGGCTTTATCTTCAAAAGGAGATTACACCTTCGGCCAAGGAACAGGCAACTTCCTAATAAACAATCCAGCGTGCGTTGCGCAAGAAGTAAAAACTCGTCTAGCTTTAATAGTTGGCGAATGGTATCTCGATCTAACCGCCGGCTGTCCATGGAATACACAAATATTAGGTTATGATACTGTGTCAACCCGCGATCTAGCAATAAAATCAGTAATTCTATCCACCCCTGGTGTACAAGCCTTAATGTCGTTTTCTTCTAACTTAAATCCAGCAACCCGCGCCTACACAATTTCCGCAGAAATACTTACAATATACGGCGTAACTTCATTACAATCAATAAATATATTATCGAGTATATCTTAAAATGCCTATGCCACCCCCTGTATTGTCCTCCGCAGGATTAACAATTTCTTCTTATAACACAGATTTAACGGCACTTCAGAACGATTATTATTCTATATATGGTTCTGATGCACAGTTAAACGCAAATGATGCTGATGGGCAGTTATTATCTATCTTCGCCCAAGCTTATTTTGATTGTACGCAAGTTCTTCAAACCTTATATAATAATTTTTCTCCTTTAACTGCGCAAGGTCCATTTCTTGATAATATAGTAGCTTTAAATGGCATTACTCGTCAAACTGCAACTTTCTCAACCGCGCCCATTACAGTATACGGAACAGTTGGAATAACTATAACCAATGGTCAGATTGGGGATAATCTAGGTTTAGGCACAGTTTGGAATTTGCCCGCTTCCGTAACTATTCCTTCGGGGGGTGCCTTAAATACTACTGTAACATGCAACGCTGCTGGTAATATTGCTGCTGTAACAGGCTCGTTAACTAATATATTAACTCCGACTGCGGGCTGGCAATCTGTAACTAATACAGCACCAGCAACATTAGGTTTAGCCGTTGAATTGGATAGTCAATTAACACAAGCGCAACAATTATCTTTAGCTGGTTCCGCTGAAACGTTTATGCAAAGCATTGTTAGTGCTGTAGTTAAAGTTTCTGGTGTTTCTTCTATATCTTATGATAATAACACAACCGGATCAACAGATACTAATGGTGTACCTGGACATAGTTTTGCTCTCATTATCGCTGGCACAGCTACTAATAGTGCTATTGGAACGGCTATTGCCTTATCTAAGCCTCCGGCGATTGGAACATATGGGAATACTTCTTATGTATATGTTGATAGCAACGGTGTTCCTGAAACTATTCAATGGTATACTGTAGTTCCAGTTGAATTGCAAGTAGTTGTAACAATTCTTCCTTTAGCTGGTTATGTCTCTTCAACCAAAACTGCAATTCAAGAAGCAGTCTATAATTTTATAAATAGTTTTATTCCTAACCAAGATAGTTATAATTCACAACTTACTACTATAGCTGGTTTAGGTGCAACTGGTCAAGGTCTAACCTATAAAATTGTATCTGTTACGCAAGCTTTATACGCTGGCACACAGTTGCAACAAGATTTAATAGCTAATATATTCCAACAATTCTATGTTAATTTAGCTGACGTTTCGGTAATAGATTAAATGCCAACTGGCACACCTGGAACTTTGTCATATTATTTAAGTTTGGTGACTTCGGAGTACGCCAATCAACCTAACTTCATGGCTACTCTGACAGATTTAATTACACCTTTTGTCAATACCATTGCGCTTGCCGAAGGGATGTACCAGTATTTTAATATAAATACAGCCGTTGGTGATCAACTTACTAAGCTTGGTGAATGGCTCAATATACCTAGAAGTGTTGAACAACCTGTACCTAACGTTTATTTTTCCTTGGATTCTACAACGTTGGGTTTAGATCAAGGATCAATGTTTGGTCCAGGTGATTCATTGTTTGGTTTAGTTGCTTTACCAGACAATATTTATAGTCAAATTCTGCAAGCTTTTATCGCCATATGGAATACAAATCCAACTAAAGCTAACTATTACGCTGCATTATCTCCATTATTTGCTCCGGCACAATTAGTTATTCAGGGTGATAACGCGAACAATTTATTTTATGGCTTAACTTCACAACCAAATAACGCAGTTATTGCTTATCTATTCACTCAAGGTTATTTTGGGGTTGCACCTGCTGGCGTAAATGCTTACGGTTTTAATATTTCTGGAACTACAACACCAGTTCCTTTTTTTGGTTTAGATTTAGAAAATTCAGTTATTTCCGGCCTAGATGTTGGTTTTATGGTCGGGGCAAATGGAGCGCAAGCTGTGGCTGGTCCGGGTTCTATTATTTCTGGTACATTTACTTTAACACATAATGCAACAACTACGGTAATTAGTAACTCAAACTTTTTATTCACTAGTACATTTAAATGGTGGGCCGCAACAGCAAATGCTGCATTAATGGAAAGTCAGTTGTGGTTGCCCATAGCTGGAAGAGTTGGCGGAAGTGTTACATTAAATCATCCTAGTTGTCCATATACTGACGCAACATTTGTTTGGGAAGCAACCATATGAGAATTTTATCTGTATTATTTTTTATTATTTTTAGTTCAGTAGTTTACGCAGCCACACCCAGTTCAGTTTATGTAACTGATAGTAACGGTGCGCCAATTTTAACGACTACGTTACCCTCACAATTAACCATACCATCACCACTTTTACAGGGTTATTATGTTAATGTTCTTTCACAAGTTGGCGTAAATAATAACACCGTTGGTACTGGAACAGCGGACCAATCGACATATATTAATACTGCATTAGGTATGACCGTTCCGGGTTCTGGCTCAAAACCGGCAAATGTTTATTTGCCCGCTGGAACATATCATGTCACAAATACAATAAACCTTGGAAATAATCAATGTTTATTTGGTGATGGTTGGCAAACAATTATTGACGTGGATATGGATTTTAACCCTTCGGCAACTGGTGTTATTGTAGTTGCACCAGGGAATAATGCATATACTGAACCCTGTATTAAAAACCTACAAATTAATTTTCATCTGCCCCCAGATATTACTGCAACTGCTT